ATCTACCTAGGGTGTCAGGCAATGATGAGGGGATATGGCGTCGCTTGATTGTCATTCCATTTACTAACAAATTAACTGGTTCAGGAGATATCAAAAACTATGCAGATTATCTTTATGAAAATGCAGGCGAGTACATCTTAACTTGGATTATTGAAGGAGCTAAAAAAGTTATTGATATGGGATATAAAATTCCTGTTCCAAAAGTAGTAAAAGATGCAATCGATGAGTATCGTGAACAAAATGACTGGTTCCATCATTTTATTGAAGATTGCTGTGAAGTTGATGCAAGTTATCTTGAATCTTCTAGTGACCTTTATAAAGCGTATTGCAAGTATTGTGATGATACAAACGAATATAAACGCAACGCATTAGACTTTTATAACGCACTTGAAACCAATGGATACGACAAACTTATTAAAAAAAGGAAGAGATACATCAAAGGGCTTAAGTTAAAAGTCGATGATGAATTCTACGACTTCCTTACATAGTAAGGAAAAATCAAAAAGTGCAAGGGTCCTCAAGGGTCTTTACTAAAAATTCTCTATAAGGAAAAATTGGCTAAAAATTTACTATAAGAAAAGTTTATAAAGTACTATTGATGACCCTTGCACATCACGTAGTGATGTAGGTCTTATGGAAGAAAAGAAAATAGAAAAAGCGTTAATAAAAGCAGTTAAGGGTTTAGGTGGCATTGCACTTAAACTTGCAAATACAGGAACAAATGGTTATCCAGATAGGTTGGTGCTTGTGGCTTTAGGAAGAGTCGCATTCGTTGAAGTTAAAGCACCGAATGAAGAACCTAGAAAATTACAATTGAAGCGACATAAAAAATTAAGAGAACTTGGTTTCAAAGTATTTGTACTTGATAACCAAAATCAAATAGGAGGAATTATTGATGAAATTTGTACCACATAATTATCAAAGTTATGCAACATCGTTTATTGAAGATAATCCAATATCAGCTTTACTACTAGATATGGGCTTAGGAAAAACAAGTATCGCATTAACTGCTATCAACAATTTATTATTTGATTCCTTCGAGGTTCATAAAGTGTTAGTCATCGCACCATTAAGGGTGGCAAGAGATACATGGAAAAATGAAATAAAGAAATGGGATCACTTAAATGATCTTATCTATTCAGTCGTTGTAGGTAATGCAAAAGAAAGAATCGACGCACTAAAACAAAGAGCAGATATCTATTTCATCAATCGTGATAATGTCCAATGGCTAATTGAAAAAAGTGGAGTAAAGTTTGATTTTGATATGATCGTTATTGATGAATTAAGTTCATTTAAAAATGGCAAATCTAAAAGGTTTCAAAATCTATTAAAGGTTCGCCCACTTGCCAAGCGTATCGTAGGTTTAACTGGTACTCCTGCAAGTAATGGTTTGATGGATTTATGGGCAGAGTTCCGTATCTTAGATTTTGGAAAAAGACTAGGAAGGTTTATTACTCATTATCGAAATGCATACTTCATGCCTGATAGAAGAAATGGAACTATCGTGTATTCTTATAAACCACTGCCTTTTGCAGAAGAAACAATATACGACAAATTATCCGATATTACCATTTCGATGAAAGCGAAGGATTACTTGAATATGCCAGATCTGATTAGCCGAGAATATACAGTTTATCTTGACGATGAAGAAAAGCAAAAGTATAAAGACCTTCAATATGATTTCGTTTTAGATATCGACGAAGATGATGTAACTGTTGCTAACGCTGCAGTATTATCCAACAAACTTAGTCAATTAGCTAATGGTGCTATTTACACTGATGAAAGTAAAAGGGTTATAGAAATCCATAATCGAAAACTTGAAGCATTAGAAGATATCATCGAAGCAGCTAATGGCAAACCATTATTAGTTGCGTATTGGTTCAAACACGATTTAATACGAATCAAAGAATTATTAAACACTTTAGGAATTAATTATGCTTGCCTAGATTCAAGTGAGAGCATTACTAAATGGAACAATAAAGAACTTGAAGTAGGACTAATACATCCAGCATCGGCAGGTCATGGATTAAATCTTCAAGAAGGTGGATCAACTCTTGTGTGGTTCGGTCTTACATGGAGTTTGGAATTATACCAACAAACTAATGCAAGATTATGGAGACAGGGACAAAGTGATTCTACAGTTGTTATTCAACACATTATTACTGAAGGAACAATTGATGAAGATATCCTAAAAGCACTTGAACGAAAAGATAAAACACAAGAAGCATTAATTAGTGCTGTTAAAGCAAACATCAAAGGAGGTAAGAGACGATGAAGATAAAATTGATAGAAGAAATTAAAAATTTAAGACACAAAATTTCAAGTCAAAAAGAACTAATCAATTATTATGATCAAATGTCTCATTCTCTTGGTGGCTCCGATTTCACTACTGAAAGGATAGATAAAACTAGAGACCTAAGAGCACCTTTTGAAAAATGGATATTTAAGAAGATTGATGCTGAAGATAAATTAAAAATTTTTGAAGAAGAATTATCAATCAAACTTGATGAATTAAGCGTTGCAATTGAAAAAATTGAATCTCACAATCACAAGATGGTTCTTATTAGCAGATACCTTCATGACTTAGGTTGGGAATACATTCCAAGCGAATTAGGATATTCTTCAAGCAGTGTTTATCGTCTTCATAGAGAAGGAATGGCACTTTTAAGCAACTTGATAGTAAATGATAGTAAATAACAGTAAATAGCAGTAAATGATAGTGGAAGATAGTTCCTATATGCGATATGATATAGATGTAGAAAAGTACAAAAATATTGAGCTCATAGGAACTTCAACCTATGGGCTTTTTCTGTTCTAAAAAAGGAGGTGCAAAGTCATGGGGATGAAAAGAGATACATACCAAATGTGGAAAGATACTGGACAACTACCACAAGTACTTGAATTCATAAAAGAGTGTTCTCGTAAGTTGGTAACACAAAAAGAAATGTGTCAATACTTAAACCTTGATGAAGCCACTTTTACTAGATTAAAGAAAAAGCATCCAGAACTTGATGAAGCATTCCATAAAGCGAAACTTGATCTAAAAAAAGATCTAATGGGTGCTTTATACAAGAAGGCTATGGGTTATGAACTTGTTGAAGAAGAACAATTTATCGAAGATAAGGGTAAAGGCGAACAACAAAAAAGAAAAATCCATAGAACTAAAAAACAAATCGGTCCTGATTATAAAGCAATTGTGTATTTGCTAAATAAACACTTCGGTCGTGAATTTAGTGAGCGTGCTGATGAATTAGAACTAATGGAAAAAAGACAATCTTTAGGAAAGGAGGAGTGGAACGATGGAGTTCAAGAAACTGAATGTGATTCATATGAAGGTTAGTGATTTAATCGCATATGAAAATAATCCAAGAAAAAATGATGATGCTGTAGATGCAGTTGCAAGTTCAATTAAATCCTTTGGATTTAAAGTTCCTGTAATCATTGATTCCAATAATGTAATTATTGCAGGTCATACAAGAGTAAAGGCTTGTAAGAAACTTGGTATTACTGAAGTACCATGTGTCGTTGCAGATGATTTAACTGAAGACCAAATTAAAGCATTTAGATTGGCTGATAATAAAACATCTGAATTAGCAGAATGGGATTTAGATAAATTAAGTGAAGAGTTAAAATTTATCGAAATGGACATGAGCCAATTTGGTTTTGAAGATTTAGAACAAGAATTAGATAGAGAAGTCTTGGAAGATGAATTTGATGAAAATGAAGCACTTAATGAAAATCCATATTCAAAGAAAGGCGACATATTCATTTTAGGTAATCATCGATTAATGTGTGGCGATTCAACAATTAGTGATGATGTAAAGAAATTAGTTGATGGAAGACAAATCGATATGATTTTTACTGATCCACCTTACAATGTCGATTATGAAGGTTCAACTGGTATGAAGATTCAAAATGATAAGCAAAAAGATGAAGATTTCTATAATTTCTTATCTAGTGCATTTAACAACATGTATGAATGTGTAAAACCAGGTGGCGTTATCTATTGTTGCCATGCAGATACTGAAGGATTAAACTTTAGAACTGCTTTTAAAAATGCAGGATTTAAATTAGCTGAATGTTTAATTTGGGTTAAAAATTCTTTAGTACTTGGAAGACAAGATTACCATTGGCGACACGAACCAATCCTATATGGTTGGAAAGAAGGAGCAGGTCATTATTTTGTAGACGATAGAACACAAGATACTATTTGGGAATATAACAAACCAAAAGCAAACAATCTTCATCCAACAATGAAACCACTTGAATTAGTAGGTAAAGCAATTAAGAATTCAAGTAAAAGAAATGAATATGTACTAGACCTATTTGGTGGTTCTGGTTCTACATTAATTGCTTGTGAGCAAATTCAAAGAAACTCATGTTTGATGGAATTAGATGAAAGGTATGTTGATGTTATCGTTAAACGATATTTAAGATTCGTACAAAGTTATGAAGGTTGCTTCTTACTTAGAGATGGTAAGAAAATACCACTTCAAGATATCAAAGATTACCAAGTGGAATTTAATGACTTGATTCTACAATAAGTCAAGAAAGTCAATTTTAATAAAAGGAAGGATTTAAGTATGAAGATAATTTCAAGCGAAGCAGTTTTTAAGGGGCATCCAGATAAAATTTGCGATCAAATTAGTGATGCCATTTTAGATGAATGTTTAAAAGTAGACAAAAAGTCACGTGTTGCAATTGAAACATTAATTAAAAATGATTTAGTTGTAATTGCTGGCGAATTAACAACAAATGCCAAAATTGATTATGAGTCAATTGTTAGAGATGTTTTGTCATCTTTAGGTTATGAAAATTTAGCAAATTTAAAAGTTCTTGTTGAAGTATCAAAGCAATCAAATGATATCGCATTAGGTGTAGATAAAGATGGAGCAGGCGACCAAGGAATTATGTATGGTTATGCTACTAATGAGACAAAAGAACTTATGCCTTTACCAATAGTTCTTGCTAGAAAAATTGCAATTAAAATGGATGAACTTACTCGTCCAATTAGAGAACTATTCGGTGCAGATGGCAAGTGTCAAGTATCAGTAAAATATGATGATAATGATAGACCTGTATGTGTAACAACAATCGTTGTATCTCAACAAACTAAACACAATTTAGATAGAGCCTTTTACACATCATTTATCGTTAATGAATGTATAGCAAAAGTGGTGCCAATCGAGTTAATTACAAAGGAAACTAAAATCTTAATCAATCCTACTGGCGAATTTGTTAAGGGTGGTGCTTATGCTGATTCTGGATTAACAGGAAGAAAAATTATTTGTGATACATACGGTGGTGTAGGAAGACATGGTGGTGGAGCATTCAGTGGTAAAGATGTAACTAAAGTTGATAGACTTTCTGCTTACTATGCTAGATATGTTGCTAAAAATATCGTAGCAGCTGGTTTAGCAAGAAAGTGCGAAATCCAAGTTGCATATGCTATTGGTGTTGCAAAACCTGTGTCAATCTATGTAGATACTTTTGGAACAAGTAAATATACAAATGAACAAATCTTAGAAGCAGTAAATAAATTCTTTAATTTCTCTCCTAAAGCAATCAGAAACGAAATTATCGATGATTCAGTATCATTTAGAGCATTAGCTGAATATGGGCATGTAGGTAGAACTGATATCTATCTTCCATGGGAAAGAACAAATAAAGCATACATCCTAAAAGCGTACTTCAATGAAAAGTACAACAAAACAAAATATTGAGATTCATCGTTTTTATAGAAGCGATAGATGGAAAATAGCTAGAGCGATTAAGATAGCAAGTGCAGAAGGGTGCTGTGAAAAGTGTGGTGGGCTTGGTACTGAAGTCCATCACATAATTCACTTAACTCCACAAAATGTTAGTGACCCTAGTATTTCGGTCAATCAAGAAAACCTAATGTTACTTTGTAATGAATGTCACAATAAGGTGCATGGAAGGTTTGAAGGTAAAAGAGAATACACTTTTGATGAAGAAGGAAATTTAATTATGAATATCGAATAAATTGTGTTATACTTGGCTTTGAAAAAAGTGGTGATAACATAATGATAAGATTTGAATATTCGTACATGGATGTTTCCTTTTATGATGCAACGAAAACTGCAGGTTTCCATATTTGCATTGGCGATGAATGGGACGACATTGAATTTAACTATGTGAAGCGTGATGGTTCTTTAGGCAAAGGAACACTAATTAAGGTTGATAAAAAGTGGATTAAAAGATTTTGTAATATGATCAAAGAGCAAACACAACTAAGACCTGTTAGTTCTTGGGTATACAAAAAGACTCCACATTCAAGCGAACATATATTTAAAATTGAAAGTGATGGATGGAATAAGGAAATTGGAATTTACAATTTAGGTTCTAATAAAAGACATTCTCATAAGAATTATGCAGAAGAAGAAAAGATACTAATCGATCTCTTTGAAAAGGTTAAGGAGATGTTACTTGAAGTCAACTGCGACTTATCAATGGAGTCGTTTAAAATTATCAAAAAATAGTAGTTGATATATTATTTTGTTTATGCCATTAATATTCGTGTCAAAGGAGCAGTTAGATATGAATAAGTTAAAATTTAGAGACGTGATGGCACGAATTGAAACGTTGCTAGAACTTAAATGGAAACAGATGGAGACCATTGAACTTCCAAATACAAAGGGAGCAGTACAGTACGAAACTTTAGATAGGATGTTACTAGAAAAGATTCAATCGGAATTCGATAATTTAATTCAAGCCTTTAATGAGAATGAAGAAGTTAGATATGTTTCTCATGAAGGTTACGATGACGAGTTAGAAGAAGATGATTAAGAAGAGCAATCCCCCAGGGTACTCTTCTTTTTCTTTTGTCACAGTACCGTGCGCCCAACTCTTGATTTGTGGAAGGCAAAATTTTAGGAAAACCAGAATTTTTGAAAACTCACTATGACTTCTGCTTTTTATATATTTGTAAAATACTAAAGTATTTTTCTAATATATAAAGTGGTAAAAAAGTACCAAAAAGTAGGGGTTTTGGACTTTATAAGACTATTACTATGTAATAGACTTATAACTTTGTTTGTCACTTTTTGAAACTATTGTATTAAAATTGTTGTTTATTAACTTGATGTTTTAGTGTTTTAGAGTGATGTATATGAATGCCGAAAGGCAGGAGGTACACACATGGCAACATACACAAAATCGCAATTCAAGAAACGCATCGAAGCACTTAAGGATCAGTTAAGCGACCTAAGGTTAGAATTTGATACCCTTAAGGAAGATTTAGAATGCGAAGCAAACGACATCGAACCATACGAAGGAAGATACGAGCTAACTGAACTTCAAGAAGAAAGAAAGGCATGGCTTGAATCAACAGCAGAGACAATCGAAAGGTTCCTAGACTCCCTTGAGGAAACTGAATACGAACTTGACGAGATTGAAGATTAAGGTGGATTAAACTCCACTTTTTTCTTTGAATAAAGTATCAAAATAACTGTCTATTATGCTTGCTATTTTATGCGTTTAGAGTGATATATATAGTACCGAAAGGGAAGGGAGAAAACATTATGGAAAACCTAGTAAAAACATACAAAAAACTAATTAAAAAAGCATCTACCAAAAACGAGTGCAGAGACTTGATGATTAGAATCTCATACGATTGCAGTGCTTATAAATTAAGTTGGGAAGAGTTCATGAACTTAAGAGCAATGATTCAAGAAAAAGGTAGAACTTTTGGAATTCAATATTAAGGAAGGAGTATTCAAATGAAGTGTTGTATTTGTGGAAAAGAGATAGTGGGTTATGGAAACTCGCCATCGCCGATTGCAGGTAATAGGTGTTGTGATGAATGTAATATGAAAATTGTGATGCCAGTTCGTATATTTCTAAGGTCACTAGATAATGAAAAGCACGCATTACTTATTAAAGAGCATGAAGTTCAAGTGGTAAAACCAAAAGATAAGTATTTCACTTTAAAGGAATTGCAAACTGCTGTTGATGGATACATTGAAATACTACCATCTTGCTTCACTACATATTTAGATGTAGTAAATGAAGAAGGTAGACTCAAAGGTTTGTATTTTAACAAAATTGCATATTTGCTTTTTGATAGAGATTATGTAGGGAATGTCCTAGTATGTCCTAAATCAATATTTGAGAAACCAGGGGTGGATTAAATGAAGGTAAAAGTAGGAGATAAAATTCGTATTATTTATATGAAAGATGAACCAGACTACGAAGGTGCAGAAGGCGTCATTGAACACATCGATGATGAAGGGCAACTTCATGGTACTTGGGGTGGTCTTGCAGTAATACCTGAACTTGATGAATTTGAAATAATTGAAGGCTCTTAAATGAGTCTTTTTAAGTACAAAAAAATATATGAAAATTGTATCAAAATTAGTGTACATTTAACTTGCTATTTATCTCTTTTAGAGTGATATATATACATGCCAAAGGACATAGTCCTTTGAAAGAAAGAAAAGAGGTAAGCAAAATGTTAAAACACAAATTTGGAATTGAAATTGAATTCACAGGAATCACAAGAAGAAAGGCAGCTGAAGTTGTAGCAAAGTTCTTCAATAGCGAAGTTAAAGAAGAAGGAACTTATTACGATGCAAAATCAGTTAAACAAGCAGATGGAAGAAAATGGAAAATTATGTACGACGGTTCGATCCACTGCCAAAAGAAAGAAGGAAACATAAAGGTTGGAGCAACAAGAGAATACAGTGTTGAATTAGTAAGTCCAATCTTAACTTACAAAGAAGACATCGACAACCTACAACAATTGGTTAGAGAGTTGAGACACGCAGGAGCATTCGCAAACTCAAGTTGTGGAATTCACATCCACCTAGATGGAGCACCACACACAGTAAGAAGCATTAGAAACTTTGTAAACATCATCGCAAGCAAAAACGACTTATTCTACAAGGCTTTACAAATTGAACCAAACCGAATGAGATTTTGCCAAAAAATGGATAGCGAATTAGTAAAAAGAATGAACCAAAGAAAACCAAAAACAATGAAGCAACTTGAAGACATCTGGTACCAAGGATACTACGGTTCAAGAGAAATACATTACCACGACTCAAGATACCATTTCTTAAACCTTCACAGTTTCTTCACTGGACACCACACAATTGAATTAAGGGGATTCAACAGCGAACTACACGCTGGTAAAATAAGAAGTTACATAGTCCTTGCACTAGCATTGAACTACCAAGCCTTAACACAAAAACAAGCAAGTTCAAAGAAACCACAAATTGAAAATGAAAAATTTGCAATGAGAACTTACTTAAATAGAATAGGGTTAATTGGAGAGGACTACAAACATTGTAGAGAACATTTAACAAAGGCATTAAGTGGCAGTGCAGCATGGAGACACGGTACTCCAACTGCACAAGCCATTTAGGAAGGGAGATACAAATGAAAACTTATTACATTGCTTATGGTTCTAATTTAAATGTGAGCCAAATGAAAAGGAGATGTCCTAATGCATTAAGGATGGGTAAATTAATGCTAAAAGATTACGAACTAGAATTTCGTACATTTTTAACAATCAATTATAGGAAAGGAGCACAAGTTCCAGTGGGGATATGGTTGGTTGATGAATGGGATGAAAGAAGCCTTGATATGTATGAAGGCTATCCAACATTTTATAGAAAAGAATATATCGAGATTGAAATTCACAACCAAAAAGTAAAAGCATTAGTCTATATAATGAATGATGTTAGGGAAGCCAATCCACCAACTCCATATTACTTAGATACATGTGCTAAAGGGTATGAAGATTTCGACTTAGATATAAAATATCTAAAAGAAGCATACAGTAAAAGTGTAAAACGCAACTAGAACGCTCACAAATCGCTCGTGTGGGGTTTTAGAAAGAAATACGGAAAACAATCCGTGAAAGAAGATAACGAGCCACAAAGGGGCTAAAAAGGGCGATAACAAAAAAATAAAAAAAGATGAATGCTTACCATCTTTTCACAAAGGGCTCACGTGGGCTCTTTTTTCTTTATAGGAGGAATTGACTATGCATGAAATTAAAATCAAAATTAACGGCGATGGAACGGTAAATACGGGAAGTAAAAGTCGATTAAGAATAGGTGTTGAAGATGAAATTAATCGTGTTAAGTTTGTCTTTGAACTTGATGAAACGATTGAAGGTTCATATCATTACATTAAATTTTTAAAAGATGATGTTTCTTATATCTATCGTGTTCATAACAAGGAAATAATTATTAATAAGTCAATTCTAGTTCAATCTGGTATTTGGATTTTCTCTTTTATTTCTTCTGATAATGTAATTGTTAATAAGCAATTGACTGGTGATTATGCATTCATTAGCGAGCCAACTGAAGCAGTGGTTATAAACGGCATCTTACGAATTGGTAATAAAACTGAAGAAGAAGATGTGCTTGATAGTTTATGTTCAATGAAATTTGATACCTTAAAACTTCCACAAGCAGTTTCTTCTATAGGAGATTATTTCCTTTATGATTCAAACAAGACTTTTAATTTACATATTGGTGATGGTGTAAAAAGCATAGGTAAATATGCATTCTACCATGCAACAATCCCATCTTTAACTTTTAGTGAAGGTTCTTGTTTAGAGACACTTAATGAATATTCATTATATTCAATTACATTTGATGAAGATATTGTATTTCCTAATACGATTAAAAGTTGGGGTAAATATGTTCTTTCTAAAAGTAGTGGAAATAAGGTAAGTTTCAAAAAAGGATGTAATCTTGACACTATGGGTTCTTATGCTTTCTGGACAACAAAGTTTAAAGAATTAGAACTACCAGATGGGTTGAAAACATTAAGTGGAAATACTTATGTAATTAAAGATAACACTGAATTAACTAGAATTTGGATTCCAAAAAGTATAACAACTGCTATTCCAGCTAATGCAATTTTTGGAAATGGATCTTTAACTAATATTGAACTTGAAGATGGATTTAATTGCTCTGCCAATTTTATTAATTGTACTTATCTTACAGCTGAATGTATGGAAAAGATGTTCTATGCTTTAAAAAATCTAAAAGGAACAACTGCTAAAACCTTAACTCTTGGTGGCGATAATCTTGCAAAGTTAAATGACTCTCAAATCGCAATAGCCACTAATAAGAATTGGACATTATCATAGGAGGTACACACATGGAAAAAATATATGCAAGTGAAGGTAAAGTCTTTAAATCAAAAATTGATGGTGCATACCTATCTAATATTTTAATATTAGGAAAGTATGATTCTATTGAAAATTATGAAGAAGTAGATCCACCTGTTTATGATGAAGGTGAGCAAGATGGCTAGTTGTGTTTTTGATGAATACCAAAGACTCAAAAAGTTATTTGATAATGTCGATGAGTCTAAAACTGAACTGGTGGATGAACTATTAAAAAAGGCTTCATTCTTAAAAGTGGAATTAGACACTTTGGAAAAGCAAATCAATAAAAGAGGAACAATAGAAACTTCCAATAAAGGGAATACTAGAGTTTCAATTTATTATAAAACCTATCTTCAAACGCTAAATGTTTATCAAGGAATCATCAAAACACTTAATTCAATTATGGGTAAAAATATAATTGATGAAGATGATGAATTTGACGCCTTTATGAGTGGACTAAATGGCTAACTATTTAATTGAATATTATGAAGAAATTTGTAAAGGAAACATTCTAGTTGGCGAAGATTTAAGAAAAGTTTTAGATAATTTAATTAAAGACTTAAATAATCCTAGATACTTTTATGATGAAGAACCAGGGAATTTAAGAATTAATTTTATTGAAAGATTTTGTAAGCATACCAAATCCCCATTTAATGGTATGCCTTTTATTTTAGAGTTGTGGGAAAAGGCACTTCTTCAAGTCGCTTATGGATTTAAAATGAGTGATACAGGTTTAAGAAGATTTAATGAAGTGGTGCTACTTATTGCTCGTAAAAATGGGAAAACAACATATGTGGCAGGTATTGATTTAGCTGAGTTCTTTTTATCAAAGGGTGGAGTTGATATCGTATGTGCTTCTAATACCAATGATCAGGCTTCGATTTTATTTGAAGAAATAAATAACATGCGTGAACATTCAAAAGCACTATCAAAACCAAAAAGAAGTAGAAAGAATATCTTTTATATCTATTCACCAAAAAACAAAAATAAGATTAAGAAACTATCTGGGCAATCAAGAAACCTAGATGGTTTTAATATTGAGGTTGGATGTATTGACGAAGTTCATGAAATGACTGATTCAAAAGTCTATGATGCAATTAAACAATCACAATCAACTAAAAAAGAACCTTTGATCTTTATCATCTCAACTGAAGGTAAAGTAGTCGGAGGTTTTTTAGATTCCAAATTAGATTATTGTCGAAAGATGGTAAAAGGGGAAATAGATGATGAGCGTGTTCTTCCATGGCTTTATACACAAGACTCGCAAGAAGAAATCTTTAAGGATAAAAGAACATGGCAAAAGTCTAATCCATCATTAGGAGCAATCAAGACTTATGCTTATCTTGAAGATATTATGAATAAAGCAAAAAATGACTTGGCAACAAGAGTCACGATGCTTTGTAAGGATTTTAATATTAAACAACTTGAAGCAGGTTCTTGGTTAACATTTGATGAACTTGATAATCCGACAAAATTCGACATTGAAGATTTGAGAGACTGTTACGCAATAGGTGGAGTGGATCTAAGTTCTACAACGGATTTAACAGCTAGCGTATTGCTCATCAAAAAAGATGGAAAAGTGTATGTTATTCCACATTTCTTTATGCCTAAAGATGTATTAGAGAAACGAATGCAAGAAGATAGCGTTCCTTATGACATCTGGGTAAAGAAAGGGTTTATAACTTTAAGCGAAGGTAGTCAAAACAACTTTAGTAAAGTGACGGAATGGTTCCAACACATGGTGTGGGATTATGGTATTCGTCCTTTATGGGTTGGCTATGATCCTTGGAACTCAAAGTACTGGATAGATGAAATGGACAGTGCAGGTTTTACGATGGAAAAAGTAAGACAGGGTGTGTTCACTTTATCTGAACCAATGAAACAGCTTGAAGCAGACTTAAAGAACCATATTGTTATCTATGATAACAACCCAGTCTTAAAATGGTGTCTTGCTAACACTCAAGCAAAGGTAGATGTTAATGGGAATATTCAACCAACAAAGTTGAATTCCAAATATAAAAGGATTGATGGAGCAGTGGCGTTAATCATTGCTTATTCAGTTTTGAATAATTACAAAAAAGATTATGAAACAATGCAATCATAGGAGGTGCGAACATGGGTTTATTTTCGAGAAAAAAGAAACAAGTAGAACCTGTATCAGAGTTTCATTTGCTAACTGGTACAAAGACTCCACTTGTACCTTTTGGAACCAATATTTCTAAAAGTGATGTTGTTATGGTTTGTATAGACCGTATCGCAACTCACTGTGCAAAATTAAAGATGCGACATGTTAAAAAGGATGAATCTGGTAAGCAGGTAGAGAAACATAATGACATCTCATTTGTGTTAAAGTTTCGACCTAATGAGTTAATGACTCCTTACCAATTCATCTACAAATCAGTCACTTTAATGCTTCTAAATGATAACTGCTTCATCTATCCAAAGTATGATAAGAACACTTATGAACTGTTAGGCATTTATCCTTTAAATCCTATTGTAGTTCAACCAATTATGTATTCAGATAATTCATTATTCTTAAAGTTTTATTTTGAAGATGGAAGTAATTATGAACTCCCATATGAGAATGTTATTCATTTAAAGAATTTTTATGGAAAGAATGAAGTGTTCGGTGGTAGTGGTTATTCAGGCGACCACGATGCATTACTTAAAACCATTAAAATAAATGATGCATTATTACAAGGTGTTGAAGGTGCGATTTATTCATCATTTCAAATTAGAGGGTTACTTAAAATAAATGGTATGTTAAGAGAATCGGATAAAGAAAAACAAATAGATGAATTTAATCGAATGTTAGAAAAAGCAATCTCTAATAATTCAGCTGTAATTCCAATGGATACTAAAGCTGAATATACACCTTTACAAATAGATCCAAAGGTAGTTGATGCAGAAACACTAAAATTTACTCAAGGAAAGATTCAAGAGTATTTTGGTGTAAGTCCTGAAATCTATAACAACAGTTATGATGAAAATCAATTCAATGCATTTTATGAATCAAGAATAGAGCCTATCGCCATTCAGTTGGGAGAGGCTTTTTCTTTAGGTTTGTTAACGCATAATCAATTAAAAAATGGCGAGGAAATCATCTTCTTTAGTGAAAGATTGCAATACGCTTCATGGACAACTAAGGTTGGTGCAATTGAAAAATTGATGGGACTAGGAATTATGTCTCTTAATGAGTCAAGAGCAATCTTAGGTTTAGAACCAGTTGAAAATGGAGATAAACGATTACAATCACTTAACTATGTAGATGCTTCAAAAGCCAATAAGTATCAAGTAAACGAAGACGATAGTCCAAATAAGAAGGAGGAAGAAAAGGATGAAAAACAATAAGGAAGTCCGTCTTGCAGAAGTAAGGTTTGAAGAAACTGAAGGCAAGATGATATTAGAAGGGTACGCAATTGTATTCGAAGAAGAAACATTAATAGGTAGTGAAGAAAGAGGCTTTAAAGAAGTCATTTCTAGATCTGCTTTAACTGACACATTTATGAAGGATGTTCCATTGAAGTATAACCACATGGACTCCTTTTTAATTTTGGCTAGAACAAAGAATAAATCACTTACTTTGTCGGTCGACAATATTGGTTTAAAAGTTCGTGCCGAATTAATCGATACGCATTCAAATGAAGATGTGTATAAGATGGTTCGTTCAGGACTTTTGGATAAGATGAGCTTTGCTTTCACAGTTAAAAAACAAAGCTGGGATAGAAGTGGCGATATTCCTGTTAGACGTATCGAGAGTATTGACCGTCTTTATGATGTTTCGGTAGTGGATTTGCCAGCATATGAAGGAACTTCTATTTATTCACGTTCCTTGGATTTAGTGGAGACTGAACTAAGGGCTTTGGAGGAAGCTGATCGTGATGAAAAAGCAAAAATTATCAAACAAAAAATAAACATTAAATCAAAATTTTAGGAGGATATTAACGATGAATTTAATGAAAAGAAAACAAGAAATTGAAGCAAGATTAACTGAAATTAGAGGTCTTGCAAGCAACGAATCTGACGTTGAAAAATTAACTGCTTTTGAAACTGAAGTAGATAAACTTCAAGAAGAACGAGCAATGATTGAAAAGAAAATGAATATTGCTTCTAAGAGCGATTATAAACCTACTATGGTTACAGAAACAAAATCTAAATCAAACGAAGAATTGGAAGCTCGTGGTAAAGCAATCAAAGAAGGTAGAGTAATTCAAGTTTCAAGTGAAGAAATCTTACTACCTGATCATACTGCAGGAACAATTGCTGAAGTTCCATATCGTGAAGTATCTACTTTAGTAGATAAAGTTCATGTAGTGAATTTAAATGGTGGGGAAACTTACAAAAAGTCTTTTGTTAAATCTCATGGCGAAGCAGGATTAACAGGCGAAGGCGAATCTTACAGTGAAACTGAACCTGAATATGGTTACTTAACAATTACAAAAGTTAAGATTACTGCTTACACTGAAATCACTGAAGAATTAGAAAAATTGCCTGCTTTACCTTATCAAGCTGAAGTATTAAAGAACATTAATATTTCATTAAAGAAAAAGATTTCTCAACAAATCATTAGAGGAGCAGGTGACTCAAATACATTCACAGGTATTTTCTCTGATAAGGCAGTCGCTTTATCTGATCAAAAAGAATTCTCAATTGCTGAAATTACTGATACTACTTTAGATGACATCATCTTTGCTTATGGTGGCGATGAAGAAGTTGAAGGTGGAGCAGTCTTAATTCTTAACAAAAATGACTTAAGAGCATTTGCAAAATTAAGAACAAAAGAAGGTAGAAAAGTTCACGTTATTGATTACAAAGCATGCACAATTGATGGCATTCCTTATGTAATTAATTCTCACTGTAAGGCAATTAGTGATCCATCAACATCTGTTGGCGAATATTCAATTGCTTATGGTGCATTAAAGAACTATGAAGTACCAATCTTTAGTCCTGTTGAAATTGGAAAATCAACTGATTACAAATTCAAGGACGGAATCATCTGCTATAAGGCATCAGTATTTACTGGTGGTAATGTTGTAGGTTATAACGGTTTCTTAAGAATCAAAAAAGGATCTACAACATCTACAGCAAGTGATGAAAATGAATAAAAATACAAAACAATATTAGTCAAATAGAAGAGGAAGGGCTAAGGGGGTCTAAGTGAGTATATAGGAACAATGAAAAGAGTAAAAGTAAAAAGGTACAATGAAATCTCCCCTCTATAGCTATGGTTCGCCCTGGCGTATGTAAAGGAAAGTAAAAAGGAACAATGAAATGAAATGAGTAAGACGGTACATGAAAACGACCATCCCTGACAAAATGAAAAAGGAGTGTTAGTAAAATGAGCGTACGAGAACAAGACAAGTTCATCATTAAAGTCAAGAAATCCTTAATGATACCAGCAGAAGACACATTTGCTGATGATGAGATAAAATTGCACATAGAGGCATGTTGTCAGTTGCTAATCACAACTGGTGTTCCAACTGAGGTCGTGGCAAGTGATAGTGCTCTTGTAGAGGCTATCATTCTTATCTATGTTAAGACATTTTTTGGCTTTAAAAACGACGGAAGCGTGAAAGAACTACCTGCTAATTTTGACTTGTTGTTACGACAATTAGTCTTAACAAGTAAGGAGACTTCTCATGTTTCCTAACGCAGGTAACACATCGCTTCTTCTTTTAAATATTGTTAGTAGCTTAGATCATCTTGGAAACAAATGTCTAAGTATAAAAAGTTCAAAAGAAGTGGTGGGAATAACCAAATCCATCACTTCTAGTGAATTTCAAACTGCAGTGATGATGAACTTAAAGTTTGAATTAAAAATATCAATTGTGTCATTCCTTTATGATGGTAGTAAATATGCCAAAATAAAGAACTCAATCTATAAGATTGAAAGAACATATCTGAACGGTCAATTCATAGAATTATATTTAACTTTAACTGACTTAAAGGAGAGTGATTTTAATGAGTGAATCAGTAGATAATTTAGGAGTTAAAATTTCTCAATTAGTCAGTGAATATGTAGATGATGTTCAAAACGATGTATTAAAACAACTGGATTTTACAGCTGATGAAATACTCAAATATATACATACTAATTGCCCACGAGGAGATGTAGGAGGGAATCACTTAGCTGATTCATTTATCAAAACTGAAGTGGGAAGTGGTCTTAATAAAACCATTTATATTTCATCATCTACTAAAGGCAGATTAGTACATTTGATTGAATTAGGTTTCAAACATCGTGGTGGTAAGCATGTAGCAGCTCGACCATTCTTAAGACCTGCTTATGATACATTTACACCAGAAATGTTAGAAAAAATCAGATCAATCATTAAAGGAGGTAAAAGGTAATGAAACTAGAGGAACTTTACTCGATTATTAAACCAATACTTCCTAACAAAGTGTTTTATGGAACCAATGTTTATGATAATGGCGATTATGCAGAAATGCCTTATATCGTTTATCAAGAAATAAATAAAAGAGCGATAGGGTATATTGATGACAGTCCTATCGCTTTTAAAGTTCCTATTCAAATTACACTTGTAACAAAGAAAAAGGATCCTACTATTGAAGGATTACTTGAAAAAACATTATTGGAAAATGACTTAACTTATGAGGTAACAAGTGAGTATCTCAATTCCGATAAATCAATCAATAGAATTTATCAAATAACTATGGAGGAAATTTAAGATGAAGAAAAATAATATCGTTAGTTTTGGATTGAGAAATGTGCATTATTCAATCGCAACTCAATCTGATGATGGTACTTGGACATTTGCTACACCTGTGGCATTTCCTGGTGCTCAAGAATTCAATAGTGACATTATCGGTGGCTCAACAACAGTAAGAGCAGATGATATCGTTGTGGCTCAATTAAACCAAAATGGTGGTAGAACACTTACTTTAAAAGTTACCGAAGTTCCAGATGAATTTAAAATTAATGTTTTAGGTTATAAGAAAACAAGTGAAGGTAATTTAGTAGAAATCACTAATGCACCTGTTGTTACTTTTGCTTTAGGAGTTGAATATCAAGGGGATGTTAAAGCTCGTAGAGTTTGGTATTTCTTGTGTAATGTTACTCCAATTAATGAAGCAACTAAATCTAAAACTGAATCAATCGAAGCAAACGCAATTACATTAAATATTACAGTTAGACCAATTGCATTAGATGATGAACAATATACAACTCATTCGATTGCGTCTAAAGGAGATAGTAACTATGAAACTTTCTTAACTACTGCTCCTAAATTACCAGAGGTGACTGATTAATGGAAAAGGTTATTAAAGTTGGCGAACAAGACATTAAATTACGCTCATCAGTTTTAACAATCATTACTTATAAAAACACTTTTGGTTCGGACTTATTTAATGATGTGCAAAACTTAAAGATTTCAAAAAAGAATGGTGGTCAAGAATTAACTAATGTAATTCAAACACTATTCCAAATTATTTATGCTTTGCATAAACCATTTACAAAACTTAGTTTTAATGAGTTTTTAAATGACTTTGATTTTTCAATTATTAGTGATACTGAAACACTTGAAAGCATCGCAGGGGTAATTGGAGAGTTACTTGCAAATTCTAAAAAAGGACCAGGGAATGCAGTGAAACCCTAGTTCTCAAACAAGACATGAAGCGACAAGTAATATCATATTCAATTTAGCACAAATGGGCATCTCAATAAGGGATGCCTGTTTTATTGAATTAGATACCTATTTTGAATTAGTGGATTTGTTTAAAAATGCTATGGGTGATTCATCAAATAATACTCGTGTTGCTACCCAGGCAGATATTGACATGTTCTTGATGTAAGGAGGTGAGCGTAATGGCAGAAACAATTAAGGGATTAAATATTAAACTTGGTCTTGATTCAACTGAACTTAATAGTAAATTAAGTGACTTAAAGTCGGAGTTAAAAGAACAACAACTAGATTTAAAAGCAATCAATAACCAATTAAAATACGACACTACCAATGTTGATTTATGGAAACAAAAACAATCAAAACTTAATGAGACTCTTACGCTTACTAAACAACGATTAGAACTACAAAAACAAAAATTAGAAGAAGCTAAAAGGGCACTAGAAATTGGTTCCATAGGCGAATCTGAATTTAAAAAAATAGAAAGAAGTGTGATGTACACTGAAGCTGAAGTTTCTAAATTAAATAACGAATTAGAAAAGACAGGCGATAAAATTACACAACTTGGAAATGCAAAATGGGATAAACTTGCAAAAGTTGGAGATACGCTAACAAAAAGTTTGACAGTACCTATTATAGGTGCAACTACAGCTTTAGTTGGTTTATCTTATCAAGCAATTAATACTGCAGATGAAATAGGCGATGCTGCATCGAAGGTGTACTTAAGTGCTGAAGCCTATCAAGAATGGTCGTATGCTAGCCAATTATTAGCAGTAGATCAAAATCAATTATTTAAAGCATTTGTTAAGGTCAATGCTGTTTTAGGTGATATTGCTAATGGCGATATTGATATGGTAAATGAAAAGTTAGCCTTAATTGGGTTAACATCAGAAGATTTGGCAGGTTTATCTACTGAAGAAGCATTTATGAAACTTCGTGATGCTCTTGCTAAGTGTGGAGATGAGGCAACTAGAACTGCAATTGCTAATGAGATATTTGGAGATAAATTAGGCTCTGAACTAACACAACTTTTATCGGCATCAACTGAACAAGTAGAAGCGTTAAAAGAAGAAGCAAGAGAACTAGGAATTATCACAAATGAAGATGCAGAAATTGCTGGTGCTTTTAATGATAAGTTAGATAAATTAAAACTTGCATTAAGCAAACTACAAATGGAACTAGCGAAAGCATTACTTCCAACAATGGATAAAGTAGTCGATAAAATTAAGAATAGTGTTATTCCAACACTTAGGTCTTGGATTGACGCATGGAACAATTTATCAGATGGAACAAAGAATGTTATTAAAGTGATTGGTGCTTTGCTTGTTGCGATTGGACCAATTCTATCGATTATAGGAAAACTTGTACCAATGATAAATGCAGTTAAAACAGCTTTTACTGCAACATCTGGTGCGATCACTATAGCAGGAACTGCAGTTAAATTTTCAACACTAGGATGGATTGCTTTAATAGCAGTTATTGCAGTTATACTACTCCAAAATGAAAAGTTTAGAGAACTCTTAAAAAGAATCATTGACATTTTAGGACAGGTACTATCGAAGGTTACTGAAGTAATATCTGAAGTTATCGATGCCTTGATGCCTATATTAGAAATTTTGCTTGATGTAATAAATGAAGTGTTAGACATTCTTGTTGATTTAATCAATAGAATTTTAGATCCAATTGTTGAACTTTTAAATTTATTGACTGAAACTTTATTACAAATTGTACCTATTATTAAGCAGATAGTTGAAGCAGTAGTAGGAATTTTAATTCCTATTATTGAACTTTTAATGGTAATTATAGAGCCAATTTTAGATATTGTGACATTAATTATTGACTTAATTGCTGATCTAATTGGATCTATTACAAAGTTGATAAGTGGTGTATTAGATACGCTTATAGACATTATTCAAGTAATCGCAGATATCATCAGTGTAGTGATTAAGATTTTATCTAAAGTCATTGAATTGATAGCTAAGATTTTACAGCCAATCTTGAAAATCATTGTTAAATTATTAGAACCAATTATAAAAGTCATCGGAGTGATTATTGATTTAATTTCTATGATTTTTGATTTACTTGGACCTTTAATCAATACATTATTAAAACCAATCGTCCAAATTTTAGAAGTAGTGTGTATGATTTTAGAAATCTTCGCACCTTTACTTGAACTAATATGTGACTTACTTGGCACAGTGTTGGCACCAGTTCTTCAATTAATCTTTGCTATCTTAGAACCTTTCATTAGGATTTTGAATGCAATTATTGATTTGATCAGCTGGTTATTTAATTTAATCTTTGATGGATTAAGTGGCTCAACAACAGGTGTTGAAGATTTTTCTGACGCATTTGAATTTGAACTTAGTGGAGCAGTTGGTGTTGCAACTGAATTATTCGGTCAGTTCTTTGGATGGTTAAAAGATGCATTTAATAGTTTTGTATCTTGGATATCTGATTTAGCTAATTCAATTGGTAATTGGTTCAAAGGCGTTATTGACTCGGTTTCTAATTGGGTTAGTGATGGAATTGAAACAGTAGGAAATTGGCTATCTGATACATGGAATAGTGTTGTTGATTGGTGTAGCGATGCCATTGACACAGTAAGTGGTTGGATTAATGACGCATGGGACGGAGTTTCAAATTGGTTTGAAGATGCAGTGGATACTGTTGGTGGTTGGTTTGAAGATGTAGGTGACTGGTTCAGTGATACCTTCAATTTAGGAACAAAATCTTCAAACAATACAACAAATAATAATCAAGCATATAACACCACAAATAACGTGACAGTGAATACAACATCATCTGAATTTGATGTGGATTCAATTAATAAAGCATTAGGAGGTAATTATCTATGATGAGACAATTTTATTTAGTTAATGAAATAGGGCAATCTTATTTTTTTGATTATAGAAATCATACTCTTATTTCTGGAATTACCAATCTTGGCTTTACTAAAAACAATACATATCTTAAGTATGATGATGAGTATTCATTAGTTAAAAGTGAAAATCCTCAAGGAACATTACAATTCAAAGTAGTGTTCCTAAAAGGATATAGTGGGTATAATGATTTCTTGAAATTCTTAAGAAATTCAAACGATGATATTAGATTCTTTTATAAATATGATAATTCACCAAAGTACTGTTATGTTCGTGTTAAATCGTTAAGCAAGACTGAACTAGAAAGTGGTGTGCTTATTTGCGATTTAGTTCTGGATAAATTATCCCTTTGGTTATTAAAAGAGTCAGTGACAATAAGAGTAAACGAAGACAAAAACGGCAAAATATTTCCTTTTACTTATCCTTTTACCTATTCGACAACATACAATGGAACAATCACTTTAATAAATAATGGAGAGACTAAAGCACCTCTAAATGTATCTATTTATGGAGCAGTTAATGATCCACAAATTGAGATATATAAAAATGGTTCGCTAGTTTCAAAATTAAGATTAATACTTAGTTCTGATGATTGTGAAATTGAAATATGTGCAGAGCCAAGAAACCAATATATGTTAATAAGAGAAAATGGGGAAGAAAAAAATATTTATCAATATCAAGATTTTACTTGTGATAATTTCTTATTTCTTGAAAAGGGTAATTATCAAATTAAGTTCTCTCCAGGTGTATCAGAAGATACTTTTTGCAGAATCACAAAAATAGAAGGGTATAGTGGTCACTAATATGGAACTTGTGTTTTTAAATAAAGATGATTTATCAGTTCTAGATTATGGTTATGTAGAAAAGGACTATCAATTGGTTATCGACTCAGTCATTCCACAAAAATCGACATTCAATGTAAACAAGATAAACATAAATGCAGAGGTTGGAGATCTCTTAATTATTAAAGATTCAAATATTAATTATATTGGCATAATTTTGTCTATTCAAATAGATGAAGAAAAGGGGATAAGTAAAGTTCAAACAAATGATTTTATATCTATATTAGATATAAAGGTAAAACTAAAATCATACTCAGGTAATCTGTCTTTGTATCTATTTAATTTAATTTCTGATGCATATTTGACGAATCCTGATTTATATCAAAGAATTAGGTATTTATCAATTGCTCGAGATTACCAAACAATAAATGGCACTTTGACTTTTGAAACCGACACAATTGATTCTATTTCTAATGTTCTTAAAACCTTAAATAAGGCATATTCAATTGGTCTCACATATAAATTAGTGTATTTTTATGGAACTATTACAGGTATAGAACTCCGTATCTCTACATGCACTAGTGGACTAGTTTTAAAGAATAATTTTAAAGGAATTACTAATTTACTTGTTTCATCAAGTGGTGAGCAATCAATTAATAAAGTAATTTTTGTTCCATCTGATGAAAATGTGTCCCATAAAAGTACGGAGTGTTATTACTTACTAACTGATGGAACAGTTACTCCTTTAAAAGACAGTGTAGGAAGATATAAAAACGTTTCATCAATTACAAAAATATATAGGGATGCAGATTATGCTTCTTTAAAAACAACTGCTCAAACTGAGATGTTTATTTCTTCATTAGAGCATTCAATTACTTTCAATTTAAGAATGGATAATAAAGTAGCAGTACCATTTAAGGATTTTAATGTTGGCGATTTTATTGAATTCATTACACCAACAAAAACTTATCAAACAATGGTTACTCAAATCTCATTTAAAAACAATCTTTATGAAGCAGGTATAACCTTAGGGGAGTATAGGGTTAGCTTGACGGATAAGATTAAATTATTAACAAAACGACAATAGGAGGTTAGAATCATGGGGTTAATTAAAATTACATTTGATGGAAGTAGCGTTACATCAAGACAAGACGCAGACATCAATTATCACTTAACTGGTTTAGTTCCAGCTGGAATCATACGTGGATTAGGCTCTGAACTTTCTTATAGTGTTTCAAATAACTACATCACATTCCAAGATGGATATGTTCAAATTTATGGTAGAAGGATCTATGTTGAAGCAGGAAGTCAAGTTTATGTTTCTTTAGATTCTACAAAATATGGTTATGTAATTATTACAGTAAACTTAAATAATAATACGGTCACTTTAGGGGTCGCAGAAAGTTCATCTAGTTCATATCCAACTTTGACACAAGAAAACTTACATAAGACAGGTAGAGTTTATCAAATGCCAATTGCTAAATATTCAAAGACAACAACATCATTAACAATACAGGCTTTAGATAGGGTTTATATCGAAACACCTTTATCAGTTGCTAATTCTGGTTATAGTAAAGCAATAACATATCTCGAGGATCATTATAGTGCTTATAACTGGAAGGGGAGCTGGTCTTCAAGTACAACAAATTGTCATTTGACTGACCTTCAATACGACACTTATCCAGATACAATGTTTGTAATACATGTTAGTTGTGGTGTCACTGTTTGTGTTCCTGGAAGATTTATTTCTGCAACATCTAATTTCATGGTTGAATATGTCTATGGTGGAACGAGTTATATGATTACATGTGCTTCGGATAAGGATGAGCAATATATACAATTTAAGTTAAGTAACACATCGCATTATATTCGAACTATATACGGTGTTAGATAGGAGGATTATATGGAAAATATTAAGAAACTATTTAAGAAAGATAAAATTCTATTAATGTATCGTTGTGGTTCATATGCGTTTGGAACAACAAATGATCAAAGCGATGAAGACTATGTTGTTGTTTTGGAAAATTTCAATGGACTAAACCATTACGAAAGTGGAAGAAAAGAGTACTTTATCTTTGGCATTGATGCATGGAAAGAAAAGCAAGAATTTTGTGATGATTATGATGATTATTTTGAAATTCATAATGATGAAATTTTAGCATTTCCTAATTCTATTATTTATCAAGATGAAAGTATAAAAGAATTAATTGAAAAGTATAAAGATGACTTTAAAGATAATTATAAGATTTGGCTTAAGAAGGTAGTAAGATATTTTGAAAGCTACATCAAACTTAATACAGTAAATAAACAAATGTACCATGTAATAAGAATCAAACATATTATAGAAAACTATGAGAAATTTGGTTCTTTTTCTTTAGCTTTATCTAAAGAAGTTGTCGATTGGATTGATACATTCAAGAAGGCAGAAAACAAGAAACTTTATAAAGATACAATTGTTGAAGCCTTAGTTTATTTAAAAAACAAAGGAGGAGATGACTAATGAATGGAACTGACATTGCACTAACAATTATTAGTGTATTAGGTACACTTTCAAGTATCATATTTGCATTTTTAGCATTTAGAAGAAATGAACGAAAGGACACTCATGCTGAAGCAAAATCAGAAGGTGTCCTTTTAAGTGAAATTGGTTATATCAAATCTTCAATTGATAGGATAGAAAAGAACCTAGATCGTCTTGAAGAAAGATATTCAGTTTTATCAAATAAGATTGTTAAAGTTGAAGAAAGTGTAGCCAATGCTCATAAACGAATTACTGAACATTTAAATGATTATTCAAAACATATAGGAGGACACACCCATGAATGATATTTTACTTAATATTTTATCGGTAGTGGTAACATCGATAATCTTACCTTTAATCACTTATGCAGGTGCTAGGTTAATTACTTATTTGAATTCTAAAATTAAAGATACAAATGCAAGAATCCTTTTAACAACTGCAACTGATATCGTCATAAACGCCGTACGCTCGGTCTTTCAAACCTATGTCGATAGTTTGAAGGCAAGTGGTAGTTTCGACGCACACGCTCAAACTGTAGCCCTTACAAAGGCAAAGGACATTGCTTTGGAACAAATGACTGATGAGGTAAAGAATTTCATTGCCAAAAACTATGGTAGTGTAGATGCATGGCTAACAACTACAATCGAGTCCACAATTAACTTGATAAAAACCAAAAATAGCTAGCTCTAGTGCGATTTTTTCGTGGGTCTTGACAACGGTCGGGGGGGTTATAATGTCTTTAATAAAGACATAAAAAGGAGTAAATAATATGACAAGAGAAGAACTAAAAGCGAAGATTGATGAATTAATGAGACAATACGCAGATGGGGAAATTGATGCTTCTACTTATGCTACTAAAATGATGGAGCTAACATCATCAGCTCAAAACGATGATGACGAAGATTAATATATTAAAGTAAATTTAGGTGGATTTCTATTATGGGAAGAAGGTCTGGAACTCTTACTGTGTCTTATGGTAGACATGGTTTACTTTGGTGGCTATTAATTGGCTGGTGGTGGAGACCAATTAAATGGATATTTTGGTTTTTAATTGGTGATATATGTGGTTTCAAAAAATTAAGAAAAGTAAGGAGATAATATTATGCCAAAAAAGAAAAAACAATATGGAGAAGTAACTTACGATGAAAATGTAAATTACGATGAATTAGAACAAAACGAATATGATGATGCACCTGGATATACTTGGTACACATGTCCTAAATGTGGAGGAGAATATTTAGCTACTTTTATAGTTGAAGAAGGTGGCGAAACTATGTGTATCGATTGCTGGAGTAAAAGAAATAGATAACAAAAGTAAAACCTCATTATCTTTATAGGTAGTGGGGTTTTTTTATTTGTTTTGTGGTAATATTAGTGTTAGATATTGACAAAAAATGATTCTGGCTATATTATTTAATGATTTATTAGAGAAATAATAAATGGTCGGATTGGGAACAGAAAGGAATTTATATTATGAGTGATTTTAAGTATGTTACAAAAAAGGAATATCAACCTGTAAAAAATGAACTAATAGAATTAATTAATTTGGTTCAAGATGAAGTCAGAGAGTATTTTACTTTTAGATATGATTTCATCGGTAGTGCATCAAGAAACATGATTACAAGAGATGAAGATTCAAATGTTGGTTATGATTTTGATGTCAACATAAGAGTAAATGATGAAGAAGAAGACTATACTGCAAAAGAGATAAAACAGATCTTAATGAATGGTTTTAATCGCTACAATCATTTATTCAAATACGACTATTGTGAAGATAGTAAAAGAGTTATTACTATTAAAGTAAAGGATAGAAGAAATTCAAGAATTCTTCATAGCTGTGATTTTGCTGTCGTTTATGATTGCAACGATGGAAGACAACAATACATTCATTTCAACAAGAGTCAACAAACATATGAATGGCAATATCAACCAAAAGGCTTTTATAGATTAAGTGAAAAAATAGAAGCTATCAAAGAAGCAGGACATTGGCAAGATGTTAGAGATTTATACATTGATAAGAAAAATAATAATACAGATCCAGACAAAAAATCTCGTTCTATCTTTGCTGAAACGGTAGCACAAGTTTATAAAAATTATTTTGAAGAATAAAAAACACTGCAGAACCTCATTATTTTTATATAGTGAGGTCTTTTTTTACTTTTCTAAAGATGTTATATTAAACTTAGCAAAGGATTAAATAAATGTATTATGAAAGAAATTAGAAGAGCACCTTTATTTAGTTGGTTTAAGATTACATGGACTGAAGGTAATCTTATTCCTTATGGAATAGAAGAAAAGTTTATTATTACAAATAATTATGTTTCACTTAATAGAAAAACTGATAAATTATTTTGGTTAGACGAAACAAAGGACTGGATATCTCGTAAATGGAGATTCAGTACCGATGATGAAATTCTTGAAGAAAAGTTAGATATTTTAAGTGTTTATTTTTTAAATCATAGAGAACCTAAAATTCGTGTTTCTGGATGTGACCTTCCTAATTTAACTATTGAGATAAAAAGATTTAATGGCGAAAAAATAAAAGAAGAATATAAAGGTACTTTAAAAGACAATGACTTTGGAAGATTGCTTGAATATATTGAAGATTTCATACCAAAGAATGCACCTAGACCTTATTTTATTGATGGGGTTCCATATTATGGTGACGAGGTAGAAGAATAGATTACATACTAGAATTACAACCCTCATTTCTTAACTGAAGTGAGGGCTTTTTTGTTTAACATACTTTTTAAGATTGCCAAAAAATCAATTAAAATAATTAGGATTTTTTAGCGATTGGCACTCTTGATTCAAGAAGTATAACTACATAGTAGTTAGGGATTTTAAAAAATTTCAAGAATGCAAGAATGCCATAATTTGTATGTGTAGTGGTAGTTACTTTAGATTTGTCATAATTTGAACTAATCTAGTAACTATCTCTTGGTCTCTAATATCTAACCTATCATAGCAAGTAACAAGTAGAGTCGCTTCTGGTGACATTTTATATGAGTCATCAAAGAAGTCAGACATAGAGATTTCAAGAGCAGTACAAATTGCTTCTAATGTTGCCAAAGTCAATGTTCTGTTTTTATTATTCATTATTTTATAAATAGTTGAATGCGTGAATCCTGCTTCATCAGCTAATTTATTAATAGTCCATTTCTTGGCATCCAATAGCTCTTGAATTCTAGATATGTAATCCATTCATTTTCACCTCCCTCGAACACATATATTAATCGTCACGGAACACTTATCAAGTATGATTAGAATTACTATCAAAATAGAGTTGATACTTTGGTGTCATATACTTGATACTTTGGCGTTCATACTTTTTTTGTTTCTTGTTATATAATTTCAAAGAAAGTTTGAAAAGGACGGATAAAATGATGGCAAATGATATAAAACTTGTGTATTACAGTAGCGTTAAGACAAAAAGAGTCGACTGGCTTTGGTTTCCTTATATTGCTTATGGAAGAATAACTATGATTCAAGGTGACCCAGGTGATGGTAAGACAACCTTGGCATTAATGCTAGTTTCAATGCTTTCTAATGGCAAGAATACATACAATGTTGATGGCTTGAAAATCAATAAACCTTACAATGTTATCTTTCAAACAGCTGAAGATGGCGTTGATGATACTATTAAACCTAAACTTGATTTAATGGGTGCAAATTGCGAAAGAGTCGCTTATCTTGAAGATGAAAAAAGCCTCGATTTAGAAGATGATAGTATTGAAAAACTCATCATACAATCAAAGGCAAAATTATTTATTTTAGATCCCATACAATCTTTTTTATCAAAAGGAAAGAGCATGCAAAGTGTTACTGACATTAGACCAATGATGAAGAATCTAGCTAAAATAGCAAAAAGAACCAACTGTGCAATAGTGCTCATTGGTCATTTAAATAAATGTGAAAGAACAAAGGATTTATATCGTGGTTTAGGAACTATCGATATAACTGCAATAGCAAGAAGTATCCTTTATGTAAAACGCTCAAAAGAAAAACCAAATATAAGAATAATAAATCAAATCAAGAACAGCATTGAAAAAGAAGGTGCTCCTGTAGCTTATCAATTAGTGGACGGTTCTTTAAGATGGCTAGGGGTTTATAATGATGAACCATTGGAACTAGAAGAAATAGATAAATTATCAAGAGCCAAAGACTTTTTAATCGAACAACTAGAAGATGATATGAAGACATTTAATGAGTTATCTGAACTTGCTAAAAAGAATGGATATTCTATGAGAACAGTTACTCGAGCCAAAAAGGAATTGGATATCAAATCAGTTAGAAAAGATAATCAATGGTACTGGAAGATGTAGGTGAGAGCAATGGCGAGTGATAAAGAACTTTTAAAAGAACAGGCTCGAAAGCGAGCACAGGGGTATAGATCAGGAGAGATCAAAGTAATTGAAGCAAAGAAACCAATTAACATTAGAGATACAAATGAAACTTTAAGGGTATGTGCTTATTGTCGTGTTTCAACTGATAATGTAGAGCAAACATCTTCTTATGAATTACAAAGAGCATATTATGAAGAATATATCAAAGAACATGAAAATTGGGTAATGGTAGATATCTATGCTGATGAAGGTATAAGTGGTACATCAATGAAGCATAGAACTGATTTTAATAGAATGATTGCTGATTGTCGTTTGGGTAAAATCGATTTAATTGTTACAAAAAGTATCTCAAGATTTGCAAGAAATATCGTAGATTGTATCGACACAATTCGACAATTAAGAAGTTTGCCAAAACCTGTAAGAGTATTCTTTGAAACTGAAAATATCGATACTGCAGATAGTCAATCGGATGTAATGCTTAATCTACTAGCTATTTTTGCTGAAGAAGAATCAAGAACAAAAAGTGAAATTATGAACTGGTCTATTGATAATAGAATGAATCGTGGTAATTTCTTAACACCAGAATTATTCGGATATGTCATAGATAAAGATAAACCAGATAGATACATAATTGTTGAAGATGAAGCAGAGATTGTAAAACTAGTTTATTCAATGTATGTAACAGGTTACTCTCCAAAGGAAATAGCAGACATTATGCTTCAGTTGGGCTATAAATCAAATAAAAAAGGTGAGTGCAAATGGAACTCTAATGTTGTAAGAAACATTATTGATAATGAAAGACGATGTGGAAAAATCATAGGAAGAAAAACATACACACCAAACTTCCTAGACCATAAGTCAAGAAAGAATAATTTTAATAGAAATCAGTATTATTTACCTGATCATCATATTGGAATTATTACACCTGATATGTATGAGTATGCGATACGATTGAAACAATTATATAAATACCATCGTTTCAATCATGAAATTCCTGCTCTAAGTGTAGTAAGAGAAGGTGCATTAAAAGGATTTGTACCTGTATGTAGAAATTATCCAGGTTTTGTATATGAAAACTACTTATTTGCTAGTGATTTCGCATACGAATTTGATAAAAAAGGTGTTGTAAAAGATGGTAAAAAAGAACTGCAAAAACATCACATTAGCGATTTTGATTTAAGTGGATATGAAGTCGCAGATGCTCAATTCTTTAGTGATGTAGAGCAACCGACATGTTGGTTCACTAGAAGGCAAATGTACTTTAATAAGGCGTGCATCAATAAAATGATGGCATCAGAATTCATTGAATTATTATTTGAACCATACGAAAAATTAATAGCAATTAGAAGTTGCGAACCTACTCATCCAAATGCAATAAAATGGTTTGCAAGTAAAGATGGAAAGGTAAGTGCTTCAACAAGAGCATGCAGTGGTTTTGCTGAAATCTTATTTAGATGCATGGAATGGAACAACGATTATCGATATAAGATGGTTGGTGTTAAAAGAGCAAAAGGTGACGATGTTATAGTATTGTTTGACTTGAATGCAGCTGAACCTTTAACAAGAGAAAAATACATAGATGAAGAAGATAAAGAACGATCAGTTATAGTTCAATTATTTGATCCATATTTTGTTTCTCATTTTGGTAAAGAAATATATGAAAATGCATATGCAATGCGTCTTTACTTAATGGATGTATTTAAAACATGGAATTTAGATGCTGAAGTTGTACCAATTGGTGATGAAGTAGAATGGTTAACTGAAGCAAAACAACTAGTAAATCAACATATAGAAAAATTAAAGGAGAGAAAATTAAATGAAGAAAGTTAATGAAGATTTAGATATCGAATTAGATGACGATACCGAGGTGGTGGATGAGTTTGAATTTAAAGGATTCCAAGTAGTTAGAAGAGAGTTCTTTTCGCACTTGCTTGAATCTGCTATTTCAATTCGACACGACTCAATTACATTTAATACTGCAAGTATTAATAGATTACAGGATACAATGTATGTTCAATTGTTGATTAATCCAGTTGAAAAGAAAATTGTTATTAAACCATGTGACGCTGAAGCTAAAGATGCAATCAGGTGGTGTACTCTTAAAAAAGCGACTGGTAAAAGAGCACCAAGAAAAATTGTATGTAGAATGTTCGCAGCTAAGTTATTTGACATGATGGGATGGACGCCTGAATTTAGATATAAATTACAAGGAAATGTAGTTAAAACATTAAGAGAAAGATTACTTGTTTTCGATTTAGGAGATACTGAAATCTATACTCCTGTAGATAAATCAAATGGCGAAAATAAAAAGGTTTTACCATATTATCCAGAAGGTTGGAGAGATTCATTTGGCTTACCTGTTGAAGCACATGAAAAGGCATTAAATATTAATTTACTTGATGGATTTGCACGTCTAGATATCGTTCAAAGACAAAGATCTAATAAGAGAAAGAAGAGTGCAGAGCCTGTAAATACTGATAATCAAATGACATTATTTAATGTTGATGG